CGTGGAGTGCTGCTGGCGGTTCGTATTGCGTCGGTGCTGACCGGTGCGGCCATCAACTTTATGAGCTGGCCGATCCTGCTGATTATCGGTGCGATTGCCCTGCTGGCCATCGGTTGTTACATGCTGATTAAGCACTGGGACGACGTGAAAGCGGCAGTGATGAACACCACGGCGTTTAAGCTGGTTGAGAAATATATTTCGTGGCTGGCCGAAGTCTTTACGGGCGCATGGGAATACATCAGCGAAGGATGGAATAAATTTACGGCCTTACTGTCCGGTTTTTCCCCGTTAGCGTCGCTGGGGAATATGGCCTCCGGCATTATGGGGTTGTTCGATAATATCTGGAACACGATTAAAGGCGGGTTTCTTAAATCGTGGAACTGGATAGTTGAAAAACTAAATAAAATTCCCGGTGTTGATATTTCGCTTGCGGCGGAAACGGCAATTAATGCTGTGCCGGTGAGTGCGCAGGAAATACCTGCGCCAACCGTGACGCAAAATACGTTATCCACCGGCGGGCGCTTAACCGATATTGATAAAGGCGGCATCAGCAAAACCATTTCCGCTAATACCAGTACTGTGACAGACCGCAGCCAGAAAATCGGCACCCTGAATATTAATACCCAGCAGCCGCTGACGCCGGGACAGCTTGCGGAATGGCAGGAGCTACATGCATGAGTGACCTTTTATATATTGATTTACTGATTAATGGCCGGGACTTTGTTTTAAATCCGGGCAATGAGCCGACACTCTGTAATAACAGTAAAAGCATCGGGCAGGACATTGTTCACGCCATTTTAGAAAGTGGTCTGGCGACTGAGCTTATCGCCGAGCGCAGCCCGACCCTGCGCGGCGACATTCTTACGCGTCTGGAGCTGCTGATCGAAAGTGATGAGCGTATAGAGCCGGGAACAGTGGTCATCACAGAGGAAAACCTTAAGCGCCTCTGGATCACGGCGGGGACGTGGGAGTTCGGGGCAATTTCTACCAGGGTGGAGCTATGACCAATAAACCACAGGTTGATTTTGAAGAGGTGGTGAAGCAATCCGGCATGCCGGTGACGGCTGAGGCGCTGCGCACCCGCTTTAACCATATCGTCGCCGACGAGGGCATCATCACCAATACCTCGCGTATGTCTCCGTTCTGGCGGTTAATCACCGCCATTGTGACCACGCCGGTGCTGTGGCTTAAGGATGTGCTGGTGAATACGGTGCTGGCCAGCATGTTTGTGGCCACCGCATCAGGGGAAATGCTGCGGCTGCTTGCCTGGGCGGTGAATGTCACGCCAAAACCTGCCAGCGCTGCGCTGGGAATGATCCGCTTTTATAAAACGGATGCCACGGCGGTGGTCACGGTGAAGGCGGGAACGCTTATCCAGACCGAGCGCATTAACGGCGTGATTTACGTACTGGCCACGCTGGACGATTTCACCATCACGGCCGACAAGCCCGCAGCGCTTATCCCGGTGAAAGCCAGTGCGCCGGGCGGTGCCTATAACCTTGCGCCGGGGTATTACCGCATTCTGCCGGTGGCCGTGGATGGTATCAGCCACGCGGTCAACGAAGAGGACTGGCTGACGACGCCGGGCGCGGATGAAGAGAGCGACGACGAGCTGCGCGAGCGCTGCCGAAACCAGTTCAATCTGGTCGGCAATTATCACACTGACGCCGTGTACCGGTCGATGATTGCAGGCGTGGCCGGGCTGAGCATAGACCGCGTCTTTTTTAAGCATGACGCACCACGGGGGCCAGGCACGGCGAATGCCTATCTTCTGCTTGATACCGGCGTGGCATCCGATCCGTTTGTGGCAACCGTTAACGACTACATCACCACGCAGGGGCATCACGGCCATGGCGGTGATATGCAGTGCTTTCCCATGCCGGAAACGCGGCATGCGCTGACCGTCACGGTGTATGTGCGAAACCTTGCCAGCGTCAGTGAGGATGCGCGCAGCAGCCTGAAAACCGGTGTGGAAAACATGATCCGCTGCGCCTTTCGTGAAAACGCCGATTTCAGCGTCGAAAAAACATGGCCTTACGCGCGCTTCAGCTTCTCGCGACTGG